GTCAACACGTTGCCGGGGTCGGGTGTTATCAAGATCGATAACGAATACATTTACTACAATGAACTTGTTCAAACATCTCCGAGCGTTGGGCTTACGAGTGGGGTCTATACTCTGTATAACTGCATCCGTGGGTTTAACAACACGACTGCATCATCTCATTTGTCCTCAGCTGTTATCTACAAAATCAACACCCCATCTGTGACGGTTTGGCCGACTCCGAATGCTGGAGGGGATTACCAGTTGGTGTACTGGAGGCTGCGCAGGACTCAGGATGCTGGCGACGGCGATAACGTGATGGATGTGCCGTTCAGGTTCATCCCCTGCATGGCTGCTGGCCTTGCCTACTACATAGCTGGTAAGATCCCATCAGGCTTTGAACGACTGCCGATGCTCAAGCAGCAATATGATGAAGCGTGGGCGCTGGCGTCTGAAGAGGATCGTGAGAAGGCTGCGGTTAGGTTTGTGCCCCGTCAGCAGTTCATTGGGAGTGGCCCGTAATGGGTAACCGGTTTGCTTCCGGTAAAAATGCGATTGCCGAGTGTGATCGCTGCGGGCAGCGCTACAAGCTGAAGATTCTTCGTCGAGAGATTATCAAGACCAAGAACTTTGACCTCCTTGTATGTCCTGAGTGCTGGGACCCTGACCACCCTCAGTTGCAGTTGGGTATGTACCCGGTGGATGATCCGCAAGGGCTAAGGAACCCGAGACCTGATAAGAGCTATGTGGTATCTGGTCTTTTGGCCGATGGTTTTCTTGGCGAGGGTAGCCGTATTTTTCAGTGGGGTTGGAACCCCGTAGGCGGGGCGAGGGGGGTGGATGCAGGGCTTACACCCAACAATCTTGCCTTGAATATTGAGCTCGGTTCTGTCACTGTGGTGACTACGTAAAGGACTATCATGGACGCTAAGAAAGCTGTACACAAGCACGAACGTGCTATGCACCCCGGCAAGCCCCTCACCAAGATGGCTAAAGGTGGTAAGACTAATGCACAGATGCGGGCCATGGGGCGCAATCTGGCAAAAGTTGCTAATCAGAAAAAGTCGTCCTTCAAGTACGGAGGCTGAAATGGCTAAGTTCAGTATGAAGAAAGGCGGCAAAGAGGTCGGCCCCGCGTCGGTCTACGCACCTCCGCATACCATGACGGGCAGTTCTAAAGTCAAGCTTGGTAACGGTTACAGCGCCGAGCCTTCCAGCGCCAATACGGTAGACATGTCGGTGGGTAGTATCAACCGTAATGGGTACAATCCGGCTCCTAAAACGACAGGTACCAAGATGCGCGGTACCGGTGCTGCGACTAAAGGTCTGATGTCCAGAGGTCCGATGGCATGAACTACGCCGAGTTGGTGTCTGCTATCCAGTCGTACACGGAAAACCAGTTTCCGACGACTTTTCTTGCCGACGGTACGTCTGTGTCGTCTACGACACAGATCAACCAGCTTATCGAGCAGGCAGAGCAGCGCATCTATAACTCGGTGCAGTTCCCCTCCCTGCGCAAGAACCAGACGGGTACGCTCTCTACTGCCACGCCTTACTTGTCCGCCCCTAATGATTTTCTGGCGTCATACTCGTTTGCGGTGGTTGACGCTACGGGCCGGTACAACTACATGCTGAACAAGGATGTGAACTTCATCCGCGAGGCGTACCCTAACCCTGCGTCTTCTGGTTTGCCGAAGTTCTACGCTCTGTTTGGTCCAACAGTTTCTGGGTCAGTCATCACCAACGAGCTGTCGTTTTTGTTGGGGCCTAAGCCTGATGCGGCTTACACCGTTGAGTTGCACTACTACTATTACCCAGAGTCCATCGTCACTGCGAGCACCACTTGGCTGGGTGATAACTTCGACACCGTGCTGCTTTACGGATGCCTAGTCGAGGCGTACACCTACATGAAGGGTGAGCAAGACCTCGTAGCTCTGTATGACGGTAAGTATAAGGAAGCTCTTGCACTTGCCAAGCGTCTGGGTGATGGTCTTGAGCGTCAGGATGCGTATCGGTCTGGACAATATAGACAGGCGGTGACCTGATGGCTTTCACTGGTAACTACACCTGCAACGTATTCAAAACGGGGCTACTGAATGGCAGCTTCGACTTTACGTCTGGAACTTTTTATATTGCGCTGTACACGAACGCAGCTACGCTTGACGCGAGCACGACAGCGTACACTTCTGTAGGCGAGGCTTCCGGTGGTAACTACGCGGCTCCCGGTCAGCTTTTAGTCATCAATCAAACCCCTACTACGGGTCTGTCTGGTGACACCGCCTTTGTTTCTTTTGCCGACGCTGTCTGGACTGGTGCGATTACCGCTCGGGGCGCACTGATTTACAAGCCGGGAGCAAACGGTGCCGTCTGTGTACTGGACTTTGGCGCTGACAAGACCTCCGTCAACACCTTCACCGTGCAGTTCCCTCCTGTCAGCAACACATCTGCCATCATTCGTCTGGGGTAAACCATGTCTTTTGCAAAAGCCAAATCAACCGATCAGGTGACTGCTTCGGTTGTTCGTAACAGCCAACCCGCCGAGTCAGTAAAGGCGGGTGGGGTGTTTGCCATTGAGTGCATCGATAAAGATGGCAACCTCAAGTGGAAGGCAGAGTCTAAGAACCTCGTGGTAAAACAAGGTTTGCAGACCATGAACGCGGTGTATTTCACCAGCGGTACGCAGATCACCACTTGGTATGTTGGCCTGATCACAGGCCCCGGTTCCGGCACGACTATCGCTGCTGATGACACACTAGCATCACACGCTGGGTGGACCGAATACACCGACTACTCTGGCAATCGTAAGGCTGCTACATTTGCCACACCGACAACGGCTGATCCTTCGGTTGTCACCAATTCCGCCTCTCCTGCATCGTTCGCTATTTCTGGCGCAGGTGGCACTGTGTCTGGCGCGTTCTTGGCAAGCGTAGCCACAGGCACCTCGGGCACATTGTTCTCTGCGGCAGATTTCCAGTCGCCCACTGACAGGGTTGTGGTAAGTGGTGACACGTTGAATGTGACCTACACGTTCTCGCTCGATGCTGCTTAAAGGTAGATCATGGCACTTGTCGTCAAGGATCGTGTAAAGGAAACCACGACCACTACCAGCACGGGTACTTATACGCTTGCAGGTGCGGTGACGGGGTTTCAATCGTTCGCTGTGGTGGGTGATGGTAATGCTACCTACTACACGGTCACTGACGGTACGAATTGGGAGATCGGTGTCGGTACATATACGTCATCCGGCACGACTCTCAGCCGTGACACGATCCTTGCGTCGAGCAACAGCGGATCAGCAGTCAACTGGGGTGCGGGTAGCAAAGATGTGTTCTTGACCTATCCGGCTGAACGAGCCGTGTTGGTGGACGACAATTTTGAGATTGTCCCTTCAACATCCGCAAGTCTGGTCGGTAACACCACCACGATTCAGATTCGATACAGCACCACGCCCGGAGCCGTTCCGACTGCTCTGAGCCTGTCCGCTGGTGAGTTGGTGGTCAACACCGCTGACGGAAAACTGTACTTCAAGGACAGTGGCGGAACAGTTCAGGTTCTGGCGCAGATTAATCAAGCCACAATCGATGGGGTTGAAACGCTTACCAACAAGCGGATCACCCAACGCTGCAACGCTCAAACCACCACAGCATCCCCGTTTGCTTGGAACAGCGACAGTTATGATCAACAGAGCTTTTCGGCCCTAGCTAATGCGTTAACAATCAACGCAGATGCTGGAACGCCGACTGATGGTCAGAGAGCGGTATTTCGGATCAAGGATAACGGGGTTGCTAGGGCTTTGACTTGGACGACCGGAGTTAGCAAAGGATTTCGCGCTGTCGGGATAACGCTGCCTACAACGACGGTGATCAACAAGACAGTCTATGTGGGATGCATTTACAACATTGCAGATTCCCGTTGGGATGCTGTCGCAGTAGCTCAAGAGGCATAACAATGATCAAAATCGACTTCCAATTCGACACTCCTCATGGCAAGTTCGCTGATGCCCTGCATCTGCCGGACGATCACACGTTCACGGAAGCAGAGATCCAAGCCATGAAGGAACAGCGCCGGGACAACTGGATTGCTGTTGTGACTGCACCTCCGGTTGAGGAAGCGCAGCCTGAGTACATCGAGATCGACGGCGTTAGGTATGTGAAGGCGTAGTCATGGCCGACAGGTACTGGGTTGGCGGGACGGCAAACTGGGATGGTACTGCCGGGACCAAATGGGCTACTACGTCTGGTGGTGCTGGCGGCGCTTCTGTTCCTACCAGTGCGGATGATGTGTTCTTCACAAACCTCTCCACTGGCACCTGCACGATCTCATCCGGCAACACCGGAGCAAAGTCGATCAACTGTACTGGGTTCACAGGAACTTTAGCGGGTAATTCCGGTATGACCGTGTCTGGTAGCGTCACGTTTGTAGCAGGGATGACTGTTACTTATAACGGTATTTTAACGATTAATGGAACAGGAACGCTGACAACCGCAGGTAAAACAATCGGTCAACTTAATATAAATGGATCTGGGATCACCGTAACGCTTGGTGATGCGTTGACGTCTTCAGGAACAATAACAGTCACACAAGGAACCTTCAC